AGCGACGAGGCGATCCAGCGGGAGACGGAGCGGCCCGGGGCGGGGAGCAATCTGGCGATCAACGCCCGCCAGTGGATGACTCCTCGAGCGCACGAAGCGGGCGACTTCACGCGGGACCATGGGGTGAAGGGGATGGAACGCGAGACGCTGACTGGACAGTCGAGCAAATGGGCGACCCCGGACGCGCCGACGGGCGGCAGCAGATGCAGGAGCCCGGAGGCAGTGGAACGCGGGGAACACGAAACGGGGACCAAGATGCAGGTCACGTTGCAGGACCAGGCGAGCAAATGGTCGACGCCCAAGGCGAGCGAGGGCGGTCCGGATTACGCGAAGAGCGAACGGAGCACAACGGGGCTTGCCCTGCAGGCAATGGCGAGCAACTGGCCGAGCCCGCGCGCGGAGGACGGGGAGTCGATCGGGAACCATCCGGGCTCGGAGGACAGCCTGCATGCCGTAGCGCGGAACTGGGCGACCCCGAGCGCACGGGACTGGAAGGACACTCCGGGCATGAGCGAGACGGGCATCGACCCGGACGGAAGCATAAGGGATCGGAAAGACCAATTAGCGCGACAAGTCCATTCCTTTTCGCCCCAGGCCCCGACGACCCAAGATGGCCCGCCATCCTCGAGCGCTACCCGTGGCTCGCGCCCGCGGTTGAACCCCGCTTTCGCGGCGTGGCTGATGGGCGCCCCGTGGTTCTGGACGAGAGCCGAATCGATCAGCTCAGGTGCACAGGTAACGCAGTCGTGGCGCTCTGTGCAGCGGTTGCTCTTGTGGAGCTACTCAAAAGGGCGGGAATAGAAATATGATTTGGATTAAAGACACCTTCGACCTGTCCGAGTGGATCAGCACGTCGCGCCAGATGCCCGACACGCAAATCATTGTGCCCTTCATTTTGACCGCTAACGCTTTCTCCCGCGAGCTGGACTCCGACGAATACGTACCGCTCAAAACAAACACCCATTGGCTCGAGTATATGACCGATGACGATTACCGCTCAGGCGGCATTCCCCTCGCACTGCGCCGGCCCGCAGCGCCCTTATCACATCAGGACAAAAGCTCCTGGATGAGCCTGCCGATTATCAACGGTCTGCGCTACAACTACCGGGACGTTGTCTGTTACCAGGCCGTCTGCGAGCGAAAGCCCGGACGGCTCGGGATACTGCACCTTCACAGAGGAGTGCTCTGGACTATGGTATGAGCGAAGCGCCTGACCTCAGGCGCCCTCGTCGCGGGCAGACGACGCCGGATCGCCTTCCACCTCACAGCATCGAGGCCGAGCAAAGTGTCCTCGGGTGCATCCTCATGGACGAAAAGCGGAGCGTGATGAGCGCCAGCCGCGTGATTGAGCGACTGGGGAAAGAGGCAACCGAGGCGTTTTATGACCTGCGCCTGCAAACAATCTGGACCGCGATCGAGCAGTTGGTCAACGCCGGAGTCAGGGTCTACGTCGTTTCACTCGCGGAATACCTGAAGGACCGGCAGCAGCTCGAGCAAGTGGGGGGACTGGTCACTATCTCCACGCTGGCCGACTGCTCTCCGAGCCCGGAGGCGATCGACACGTTCCTCGACATAATGATCGAAAAGCTGCGGAGGCGCCGGCTGATCAAGGTTTGCACCGAAGCGGTCGGGCAACTGTTCGAGGAGGACAAAGCCGATAACGCGCTGGACGAAGTCGAGCGCAATGTGCTGGCCGTCCGGAACATTGCCAGCGAACAGCAGATAAAGCCGATCAAGGAGGTAGTGCACAGCGCTATCGCGATTATCGAGGACCTGCACCATCGGGCCGGCGCTGTTACAGGGCTCGCGACCGGCTTCATGGACTTGGACAAAATGACGGGCGGGCTGCAGGACGGGGGCTACTACCTCTTGGCCGCTCGCCCGAGCATGGGCAAGACCTCGCTGGCCATGAACATCGTGGAGCACGTCGCGATTGACCAGCAGCTCACCGTCGGAGTCTTTTCCCTTGAAATGACCGTAGAGTCGCTGGTGCTGAGGATGCTCTGCTCCCGGGCCCGCGTGAACCTGCGGAACATTCGCGAGGGGTTTCTGGCCGAGCGCGACTTTCCAAAGCTGACCGGAGCGGCCGGCAGGATAGCCTCCTCAAACCTGCACGTAGACGATGCCAACGGACTCAGCATCATGGAACTTCGCGCCCGCGCGCGGCGGTTAAAGATGCAGCACGGGATAAAGCTGCTGGTGATCGATTACATTCAGCTCCTGACGGCGACCGTCAACGGCAAGCGCCCGGAGAAGCGGGAGCGCGAAGTGTCCGAGGTCTCGAGCGGATTAAAGGCTCTGGCCAAGGAGTTGCGGATCCCGGTTCTGGTCGTCTCCCAGCTCAACCGGGAGATTGACCGCGCCAAGCGCAAGCCGGTCTTGGCCGACCTGCGGGAGAGCGGGAGCCTCGAGCAGGATGCCGACTTAGTCGGGATGCTTTATCGGGCGAAGGACGAGGAGGAAAAGACGGATGAGGAGTGCGCTGCGGTCAATCTGATGATTGCCAAACAGCGCAGCGGCCCGACCGGCGAGGTTCACCTGAGCTTTTTACGGCCGTACACCAGGTTTGAAAGTGCGGCCAAAGTGAGCGACGAGGACGTTCCGCAGCAAGAGAGGCTTGACTACTACGACCGACACTAATACAAAAGGCGCCAGCAATGCGACGTGAGCCTCAAAATCCGATAACCCAGGCGCTCCTGACCTTCTTCAAAACCTTCTGTTTCGAGCCCGATGAGATTGAAGTCATCGAAAGCCTTGACGGTTCGATTTTGGATCTGACGTTCCAGCCCAACACGCGGGACCTGAAGATCCTGATCGGCAAAAAGGGCAAGATGATTTTGGCGCTGCGGCACGTAGCCGAGCGCATGGGCGCACAGATGGGGCTGAAGGTGCGGCTCGAGGTGCGCGATTCATTCAAGGGACAGCTCGGGGACCAGAAACCGTTTTCATTCAATCCGGCTTTCACGCCGGAGATGATGCTGCCGGTCCTGACTCCGATGCTCGCCATGCTCTACAAAACGGCGCCGGGAGTGGCGTTTGAGGACCATGACGAAAAGGTCTACGTCGTCTTTGACGTACCGCGGGACGACCTGACGCTAATCAAAGCGTTGGGCGCCGTGTTCTATCCCTACGGTTATCGGAACGGGCGCAAGCTCAGTTTCCGAGTGTTGGACTACCATCCTGAGGAGACTGAAAATGCCGAAGCTAACACCTGATGAGTTCGCCCTCAGCATGCAGCGAAAGGGATTTGTTTTCCGAGACGGAGCGTGGCATCCCGGTAGTGCTCGAGCTGAAGAATATCTCGGTGAACTACAAAGACTCGGAGGGCAAGCAGCGGGTCCTGCGGGGGATCCCGAGCTTCAAGACCGGCAAGACGGCGATCGGCTGGCTGGACAAGCTCACGAACAAAATCCAGGCAAGGCCCATGACGCTGCCGCAGCACCAAAAATGGATGGAGCTGGCCATCCTCAGTATCGAATCTCAGTTACGCTCCGCTTTAGCGATTACCGACGCAAGGATCCGGACGGTTGCCTCTCCACGATCATGGATTGCATCACGTCTGCCGTTGGACGACTCCTGGGCGTGGTGTCCGGAGATATCGGTAAAAAGCGAGTTGTGCGCTCCCGGTCAAGAGGGGGCGACCATAGTAATCGAACGACTGTAACCGGAAAGGTCCCCTTCTAGGCTTATGGCTAGAGTCCCCACAGAAAGTATCACCCGCGAACGGCTTGCCCGTTGGGCAAAGAAACTCGACGGCGAACAGGCAACGCCAATGGTTCTGCTCGGCGTCGGTCACAATGAGAAGTGCGGGCAGCTCGTCGTCTGCATACCCGAGGACGTCGACAATGCGACAGTTTTGGCCTGTCTTTGCTTTGCGGTCGAGCAGCTCGCCCCAGGCACGATCCGCAGTCAGGGAAAGGGGCACGGAGAGTAAACAAATAACCAAAGGTGAAACCATGCCAGCATTCACGCTCAGTCTATCGCAGGATGAAACCAACCGGATCGCGGAGCTGATCCTCGCGGTCGCTTCCGACTCAGTCCGCGCAAAATACGACAACAAGCCCGCCGAGGACATTGTTCAAACGGCCTGGAACCAGAGCCGAGAGGAAATCAAAGCCCTGCTTGGCGAGGTAACGATCAACGAGTGAAAATCATCCCTGAGAAATACTGCGGGGACGCCCGCGAGGTCCTGAAGCAGATCCCCGACAAGAGCTTCCAGCTCTGCGTGACGAGTCCGCCGTATTGGGGGCTGAGGTCTTACCTGCCGGCAGGACACCCGCGCAAGCATCAGGAGATAGGGACCGAGGAAACCCTCGAGGAATACCTTTACCACTTGCGCGAGGTGTTCACCGAGGTCTGGCGGGTGCTCCGCAATGACGGCCTTTTGTGGATCAACCTCGGGGATCGCTACACTGCCGGCGCCCGGAGGACCTACGACCCGACGGCGAAAGTGATGGGTCGGGAAAAAGACGACCATCCGTCCAACGGAGTGTTCCGGCCAAAAGACCCCCTTGGTTTGAAGTGTAAGGAATTGCTCTTACTGCCGCAGAGGGTTGCCATGGACTTGCAGGGAGCAGGCTGGATCCTCCGCTCAATGTGCCCTTGGATCAAACGGAATTGCATGCCCGAGTCGGTCGAGGACAGGCCGGTCAACGCGCTCGAGTACTTCTGCATGTTCTCAAAAGACCGGTTTTACTACTACGACCGGGACGCGGTCCGGGTCCGGGCCAGCGGCAACACGCACCCGCGCGCGGCGGTATTCCCTCATCGTGGCGACCGAGTCAGCGACGACAACCGCAGGCGCCGGCGAACGAACCCCAAGGCAGCTCAGGCGCAGATCGGCGTGAAGCAAAACCAGAGCTTTCAGGGCGCGACGTCCGACTATCTGGTCACTCACCGCAACTGGAGAAACACCGACCTTTTCCTCCAGTCATGGGAGGGACTGCTCGGGGATGAGGACGGCGACCCGCTGGCGCTGGTGGTAAACCCAAAGGGAACGGTCCTGAGCCATTTCGCGAGCTATCCCGTTTCGCTGGTGCGCCCGATTATCGAGGTATCCACCTCCGAGGGCGGATGCTGTTTTACCTGCGGTCGACCGCGGGAGCGGATCGTTGAGCTTGGCGAGCCCGACCGGGAGCACCAGAAGAAGTGCGGCGGAGACACCCTCGGGGAATATCACGGCGAGAGCCGACCCGGAGTCAAAGAGTCCAAGGCCCAAAATCCGGGCGACGTCAAACGGCGGATACTGGCCGGCATGCGCGAGCGCAAAACAATCGGCTGGAAAAGGACCTGTGAGTGTTGGGGCAACCAGTTCCCGCCCTGCGCGGTTTTGGATCCATTTCACGGCGTCGGCACGACCGCCCAGGCATGCGTTGAGCTTGGCCGGCGCTACACCGGCATTGAGATTTCCGAGGAGTACATCAGGCTCTCGGACGCAAGAGACAGTCAAACAGCACTAGCATTAACACCATGAACATACCGCACATACCAAAAGCCCTTTTCGGCCATCGGGTCCTCGTCCTTCTGGACCCGATCAAATCCGAGCTTCAGCTCCCCGACCAGCGTCAGTACGACCCGACGATCGGGATCGTCAAGCTGGTCGGAGACGGCCTGAACTCGATGCAGGTCCGGATTATTCCAATTACGGTCGCTAAAGACGACCGGATCCTCATGGCGGAGGTCGGCTTTGAACCCATCAGCATTGAGGGACAGGCCGGAACATTCCGCCTCTGCCATGGGGACGACATTCTGGGGGTGCTATGACTCTCATTAACGCGACCTGCACCGGCTGCGGTTACAAATTCGAGGTTGAGCCGACACTCACGGGACTAGTCTGCTGCCCGGAGTGCAAAAACTTCTTCGACGCAAAAGACTGCCCGGAGGGAAGAATCCGATCAGAATCTAATCCGACTCCTGAGTCATTCGACCAGTGGGCTCTGGTCGAGCTGTTCGGTCATCAGCAGATCGTCGGCAAGGTAACGCAGACGACGCAGCTCGGGGGCGCATTCCTCCGGGTCGACGTTCCGACCGTCAAAGGCGTGGGCGAGGGCTACACCCGCTACTTTCACCCCAACGCCATTTACTCGATTAACCCGCTCGAGGAAAAGGTTGCCAGAAGCCTGCTGACTCAATCACGCTTCCGCAATGAGCCAGTTAAAACCTACGACGTGCCCCTCCTGCCAGATCGCGATGAAGAACCAGAATAGGCCAAAGAGCCCAGGCGTTAGATACGAGCAGGACAAATCCGGCTACGAGCCCCCCGAGGTCGACCTGCTGAAGCTGCGGCCGCCTCCGAAGATCACCGAGCGCAAGGTCCCGACCAAGTTCCGTTGCAATATCAAATGGGAATGGTTTCGCGAATTCAGCTTCTGGGAGCGGATCAAAATCCTGTTTGGCTGCAACCTGGTCGTTATGACCGGCTGCGCGACTCAGCATTCGCCCGGAGAGTTTCAGCCGATGCTCATGGGGCGGGTGAGCTACGACAAAAACGCGAGCGAGTTTATGCAGCGGGTTTGCTCGAACATTATCGAAGAGCAGGCGCCAACGCCGGCAGCGCAGGCCGCAGCGCTCCACCGAGAGCCGACGACGGACCATCCGGCGACGCAACACTGATGAGCGAGAAACGGTACAGCGAGGCCGAGGCTTGGGCAGTGGCCAGACCGTTAGCCTTGGCGCTCGAGCAGGTCTGCGAGCGGGTCGAGATTGCCGGCAGCTTGCGCCGGAGGCGCCCCAACGTCGGAGACATTGAGCTTCTTTTCATCCCGCGCTGCGTCGAGGTGAAGTCAGGGCTCTTTGACACGGCGCTCGAGAGTCAGGCCGACCGGCTCATCGAGGGCTGGCTCAAAGAGGGACTGCTCGCCAAACGCCCGAGCAAAGTCGGAGTGTTCACCTGGGGAGAGAAGAACAAGCTCGCGGTCCACGTCCCGAGCGGGATACCGGTCGACCTGTTCTCCACGACGCAGCTCAACTGGTGGAATTCGCTTGTGTGCAGGACCGGGGGAAAGACCAGCAACCTGCAAATCACCAACGGGGCGCTAAGACGCGGCTGGAGTTTCGAGGCTTACGGCTCAGGCTTTCACAGAGTAAACGACGAGACAGAGCGGTACGACACGACGTCCGAGGAGGACGTTTTCCGATTCGTCGGACTGCCCTACGTTCCACCAGAAAGGCGACCATGAGACTCTCGCAGCTCGAGGGACAATTTATCCGGGCCAACTTCGTCGATGGGAAGTACTACGGCTATCAACACGTCGACACGATTGGCGAAGCGCAGGGGCTGATGTTTGTCTGCCCCGGATGCCTTCAAAAAAACGGAGGCAAGCGCGAGGGGGTGCACAGCATTGTGATTTGGAGTCGCAGCCGCGGGATACCCGATGACATATCACCGGGACCGGGACGCTGGACGCTGCACGGAACAAACCTCGAGGACCTGACGGTCCAAGGGGATCCGGTCGGCACGGCCCGGAGCATTCAGCTCTCCTGCTGGCACGGCTTCATTGATAAGGGAGACGCACACACATAGGAGCAATTATGCCGCAACCAGATGAGCTACAACAAATCAATGAAATGATAGCCCGCGCTCAAAACCGGGCTCAAAGTCCGGATACGCCCAGTGACATGAAAAAGGAGGGCTTCCGAGAATTCGCCCGCGATTGGCGCTCCGCCATCCAGATTATTGGCAACGGCGTCAAAAACCTGAAGCTGCACCCAGTCTGCGTCAACGCGATCGAGGGAGTCGACAAGGGCGAGGTGATCGCCAACATCATGCTTGCCTACCGTCATCTTGAGGACGCACGGATGCGCCTGGGCAAAGCCATCCAGGCAACCGAGGGCGGAGTTTCCTGCTTCGACCGGATACCAGACGGGACCAATCCGGGGGAAAGGGGGCATCCAGAATGAAAATCCTACGACCCGGACACCGCTACGAGCTGGAGAGCTTTGAACCCGACCCGGACGCATTGGGCCAGATCCTGCAATTCATTGAGAAGATGCCGACGGAGACGGGCGAATTCAAAACCGTCTGCAACGGGACGACCAACGAGGAAGTCTTGAGAGTCCTAATCGACCGATTGCAGAGCCTCAATAAGAAGCTCCCGAGCCGGCAGACCTCGATAGCGATCACGAAGTGCGAGGAAGCGCTAATGTGGCTCAACAACCGGACTCAGGAGCGGAAGGCCCGCGGCGTGGAAGGCACCCCGCAGCTATGAGCGGTTCAATCGAAGTCCCCATCGACCAGATCCAGCCCCTCGACATGGTGCACTGGCAGAGCCGGAAGTGTCCGGGCGACAATTACAGTCAGGTCATCAGCATCCTTTCAACTCCGCCCGACGATACCCTCATCGTGATCTGGCATTCCATCCGCAAGCCGGTTAAAAGGAGTCAGGTCACTGCGGCAGTCCGCAACGAGGTCATTCCGCAGCAGATTGGTCCGTTGCATCAGCTATCGAAGGTATGGGACACCGGGAGACCGAAGAGCTTATGATTAACCGACGCGAGATTGACGTCGACGGCCTGCTGATCGATTTGCAGAACGCCAAGACCAAGCTCAGGGCGGAGCTGGAAGCTCTGAAAGAATTCCTGATCTACAACCGCAAGCGCATGACCGAGTACGGCCTGACCGTCGTCGAAATAGACGACCATATCGGTCGAGTCACCCGGACGCTCGACGAAATCAAATGATCGATCCTGCCATAGAATTGCGGAAGAAGTGGAAGAGCCTTTCGGACACTCAACGCCGGAACGTCTGGAAAAGGCTGGCTTCGCACCGTGCGAAAATTCCGCGCTCGGTCTGGACTCTCGCACTGCAGGAAACGATCGCGCTCGAACTTACGGCCGGCCGGCCAGAGCCTGACCCATGCCGATCACCGGTCCAGCCGGCAATAGGGCCGATGTTCCAGAACAGCAAGGTCGACGTATGTGTGAATGCGCCTTTCCCCAAGCCATGAATCTTTGGCTCTTCTGCGGGCTGGCGGTAGCTCGAGCAGTTGACCTGCTGACGACGTTCCTTGTCACCCCGGACCTGAGCAGGGAGGCAAACCCGTTTGTGAGGCTGCTCGGCTGGCGCCTTAACCTCTGGGTCAATATCGTGCTGGTGCTGATCGCGCCCAACTTCCCGAAGTTCTGCATTTGCCTGATCATCGGGAGCTTTCTCTCCGCCGCCTGGAATGTGTGGCAATCACTGCATGAGCGACCTCTTCACTGACCAAAAGCCGCAGGTCTCCAGAACCGAGCGCGACCCCGACGTTGAGCAGTACTTCACAATCGTCTGCGATGGGTGCAACAAGAAGATCGGCGTCTACCTTAGGCACTGGGAAAAAGCGCGTTGCAGTTGCGGAGCAATGTATTGGGCGCTGCGCCCCAAGGGAAGGTATCCCGCGCCGATGAAGCTCTTCCCATGGCCCGGAGATTACCTGACGAGCCGGCAAGCGCTTAATCGGTGGGAAACGACGCTCGATGAGGCCGACCTACGCAGGGCGAAGCAAGAGGCGAGCGAAAACAACGAGGACACCCGCAGGCAAGGCTACAAAGACAAGTTCGACCCCGCGAGCTGGGGATCCAGTCGACTCGAGAACGATACCAACTCCCGAGCGGCGGAGATAGCTGCGTCAAAGGTGACTGGCCTTCCGCTCAATCCCTATCATGGTCAGGGAAGAGGACCTGACCTCGGGACCGACGTCCAGATCAAGCACACTCACTGGCGCACTGGTAAAATGATCATCCGGCCCAAGCAGGAGAACCCCGATCACAAGTTCATTCTCGTAATCAGGCAGGGAAACACTTTTACGCTGGTCGGATGGCTATGGGGCAAAGAAGCCCATATCGACAGGCACCTGAAACCCCCGCACTCACCCGGAGAACCGCAAAACTGGGAAATTGAGCAGATCCACCTCCGGCAGATGGATACATTACCGCTATGAGCAATGAAATCATCAGAGCCCCAAAGCCCGACGGATATCCCTGCAATGATCCCGACTACACCCAACCGCTGCCCGGAGAGGTCACACACTGGCCCGAGGGTAAACGATATCGAAACTGCCCTCCGCCTCCGGGCATCTTGGCCGACCCATGGTCGCGGGCTGCTCTTCGCCCGTGCGAGCCTCGACCGCCCGTCCAGACCATTCGTGTTTGCCAGCCTCCGCCGCCCGTTTTTTGAATGAGTGTCGAGGCAATTTGGAACGATGCCGCTTACTTTGCGGCATTGGTCGAGTACCTCATCGAACACAAGACCGACAATGAAACCGACGCCGAGATAGCCGACCAGCTCCAGCGACAGCCTTGGCTGAGTTGGATACTCCTCGGAGTGCTAACCGCGAATGAAACCAACCACACTAGCAACGCCAGTTTGCCCGCTTCACGATAAACCACTGAGCGTCGAGCGAGACAAGCAAGGGCTCTGGTCCTGCGTGTGCCATGCCCCAGGCTGCGTCAAAGCCGGTTACGGATGGGACATGGCCGACGCCTACCTCGACTTCCACAAAGCCAACGGCATTAAGCCTCGGGAATGAATGTTGAACTCGACTTCTCAGAATGCAAAACGCGCAAGGAGCACCTCGAGGTGCTCGCGGCCGGGATGGAGCAGCTCTCGCCGGAAGCCTCGGCGCAGGCGTGGCAGGCATTTGCGTCTCAGCTCGGCTCGCTCTCTAGTCCTGACACCCCTCGGATGCCGCGGTTTCGTGATATCTTCCTTGGACTCTATTCGGCCTACTTGAGGGGCGCCCTCAAGGATTTCGCTTGCTCGCGGCAAGGGGCGGGCGTAAAAGCTGGCCCATGCCGACAGAAATCGACAGCAACGGAAATTACGCGCCGGTCCTGAGGCACCCAGATCCCCCCGCCAGTGCCACTTTCCTCGTAGCGTCGACCAACGACGTTATCTATGAAAGCACCGACCCAACGACCGAGGGGCTAACTCCTCCTGACCCGAGCCTTCCATCGGAGGCTTACAAGCGAAACGGGATGGGAACTACCTACGTCTGGGACACCATCGCGCACACATGGGGCTAAACCTATGAGAAAGAAACTACTCTACGCCGGCCTATTGTGCCTGATCGCGCTCGCGGTCTGGGCTGCTAACCCATCCTTCAGCGACTTCCTCGGGAGCCAGTTCGCGACGACCAGCAACAACAAGATCGCGATCAAGGCATCGGCGGCCATCACTAACGCGGCTTTGCAATTCCCATTGGGGCTCGGCCATGAGGACGCGATCGTACCGTTTAACTCGAGCGGTATCTCCTTCCAGTACCGCGGAGTAGCCGGCGACTTCGCGGACGTGGTATGGAACACCGTCAACGAACAGTTTCACTTTCCCCAGGCAATCCCCTTTTACATCGACAACGCCTCCTACCTCGGCGCCTCACTCGCGGTCGACCCAGTCACGGGCGCTTTGGTCCCCATCAGCTCGGCCACTCCGGTCCAGAACTTCTATTCGACCAACGTCAACATTTACGATTCGCTGACCATCGAGACCAACCTGATTGTAAAGCAGAACATCAACGTCAACGGCCATGCGACGTTTAATCAGTTTCTGGTCGTCTCGAACGGGATCCAGTACGCGAGCCAAGCCTGGGCGAACGCGCCAACCGGAGCGCTCAACCTCAATATCGGACGCCAGCATTTCAGCATCTCGAGCGGGTCGGTGAAGGTCACAGGAGTAACCGGGAAGTCGACGACCAATGTGCAGCCGGTCGTTATCGAGTTTTATAACGGCACGGGCTCAGATCAGACTCTCACCATGGATCCCGGTTTTGCCGATGCCAATTACTCGACGCAGTACACCCTGACAAACGGACGGGTTTTTGCTTGGTCGGTCGAATACACCCCTTTCCTCAGCTCCGGACGCACGAATAGCGTTGGCCGAGGTTTCTGATCCCATGCGTTACCTGTTGGCCTTACTCCTCACGGCGTGTAGCTGCCTCGGACAGGGATTCACGTTTTACGACCTGCCCTTCATGGCGGGCGGAAAGCCTTTGAGCAGCGTCGACCTGCTGACGACCTATTCGCCTGGGCAAATCCTTCCGGGGCTCAACGGCAGTGACTCAGTAACGCAGAACGGAGCCACTTTCGCCGGCCCATACGTCTCGCGGACCGCTTACATCGGTGTCCGGATGACCGACCAACTGACGAGCTACACGCCAACGGCATCGATCGTCGGGCTCTCCGACGGTACGGGGACCTGGTTGGGAAGCGGGCAGGCTTACGCCTCACGCACGGCCTACCTCAAGACGCTCGCCGTCGATGACCTCACTTCGTATGTAGCCAGCGGGCAGGCAGTCGACTCACTCAACGGCGGGACCGGATGGGCGGGCGCCTACCAAGGCACGGTATCGTGGACGCAGCCGACCAACGCGATAACGCTTTCAGGCGGAAGCGCTACCTTCGTGGCAGCAGTAACCGGCGTTGGCACGTTGACAAGCTGGCAATGGAAGAAGAACGGGACCGCCATAGCCGGAGCGACACAGAGCAGTTATGTCCTATCCGGGGCGGGCGCCAGCGACTTCGCCAACTACACCGTAGACGGGACCAGCACACGGGGGACGTTCACCAGCCCTAACGCGCTCCTCGCCGTCGTCACGACGACAACCGTAAGCAACTGGCTTTGCGTGGCGGAGAACATTGCTCCCGCGAGCCCAACGGCGATCGCCTCGAATACCGTTTGGGCGGTCGACACGTTTTGGAATGGCATAGTGACTGATGGGCTCGACTCCAAGCTCTACTCCGTAAATGTCTTAGTCCCTGACAACCTGAGCGCGGCCCTCACCCCACTCCTCAACACTGGCGGTCCAAGCGTTTGGGTTAATCACGGCTTTGTGTCTGGAGACCTCACGGTGAACGGACTGATTGGGGACGCCTCAGCAAAATACGTGGACACTGGGATCAAGGACTCAACCACGTTCGCCTCGGTCAACGACGTGAGCTTCACGGTCTACGCCTATTCGATCAACGGTGGCGGCGGCCTGCAAGGAATTGCGTCCGGAGACGATAACAGCGGTTTTATGATCATGCCGTCCCGCAGCGGGAACACGCAGTGGTATGACTACGGCGCTGGCAACGGCGGCACGGGGACGATCCACGTCAGCAACCCGGGCGCGGGCTACTTCTGCGGCACTCGCACGGCGTCGAATGCGGACGCGATCTACTGGGCTAACAGCGGCAACGCGCATGCGAGCGTCGTTACCGGCTCGTCGACTCCCGCCTACGCGCTTATCGGCCAGAACGTCTATATCTGGGGGTGGGACGCGGCGGGCTCGCCGTTTGGAGGTGTCTACATCGGGGACCGCTACAGCTACGCCTCGATCGGCAAGGGCTTGACTTCGACAGACAGCAGCCATCAATTCAGCAGGGTGCAAACACTTAGAACCGCGCTCGGCGGAGGCTTCCAATAACCATTATGAAACCACAAATTCTTTACTTCGGTCAGGGCAACGACTGGCTCCCTAAGCCAAAACAGCGCGACATTGAGTTGCTCAGTCGTCGCAGTTTCGTTAAACGCTCGAGCCTGTTCCTGCCGCTGGCTTTCGTGGCTGGCATGTCGATCAAGGCGCGGGCGACCTCGACGATCCAGACCTTTCACAGCCTTAATTCGATCCAGATGCTCAATGACGTTTGGGCGCGGCCCATCACCCTCCCTGGTGGATGGAGCAAGATCCGGTTCGGGCTTCTGATCAACCTCGCGGTCAATGCGGTTGTCAATCTGACCTCGGATCCTCGGTGGGCTGTAGGCTTTTGTCACGGGACGAGCAACGTCTACGGAGACGCTTCGTGCGATCACTTCGTTGGCGGGCGACCTAATCAGTCGAGTTGGGTCTACCCCGGAGGCCCGAGCCTCGTCTGCGATTTCTTTGGATACAAGTGCGTAGGAACGACTGAAACGGCCAGCTCCGCAATTTTCGGCAGCAACGGGCTCAACGTCTACACCCAGACCAGCAGCAGCACCTCGCGGCAACTCTGGTTTGTCGACGTCACGAAAGGGAGCCCAAACTACACGATAAACATGTGGGGCAGCAGTGGCTATGCCGACAATGCCGTCTCTGACTTCCTGACGAACCTTCCGCTTGCTAGTCCTTCGGCAACAGCCGGAGCGCCACAAACACTAGCCGTCAATGAGGGGACCGATGGAGTCCTAAACGCGGTCAGCACCTGGTGGAACCGTGCGGACTACGTAATGAACATTTGCGCTCACGGCGTAGCCCTCCTAGCGTGAGAAACTGGCGCACCAGCACAGGGGGCGCCGTTGGGGTTTTCGGAACCAGCCTCATGGCCGTAGCGCTGTGCGAGCACTTCAAAGACGAGCCGATCCTCTTCTGGACGATATTCGCCGGAGCTGTGCTTTCCGCAGGCGGTCGGGCGTGGACCGCGCTTACGGCCGCCGACGCTAAAGAGGTTGAAAAGCTCACGCGCTCATTTGAGACTGAGCACATTGAACGGGATAAGGGCATACCGCGCTAACCAAGCGGAACGGATTGGATCCGCTCTCGCGACTTTGGGCGTCGGCAGAGAGTTTCAAGTCAGAAACCCCACAGACTTCCGGGTCGTTCACGACGTGTGGAAGGACCGCGTTGTCCACGCTAGGAAAGCCGGCAACGAGGCCATGGTCCTGCAGCTCAATGTCGCTTTCGATATAGTCAAACCGCTCGGGCGCCGATATTGTCCCGACTGCGGCGGGCGGAAAGGTCAGCAGTCAATCCGATGCGGACTCTGTCACCGCAGAACACAAACATTCGGCACGAACACCATGAGCACGACCACATTTAAGGAATACCAGATCGAAACAACCCCCGTTATAGTCCCACACGCACTCAAAGGCGGCTTCAGCCAAATGCGATTAGCTCTGGAAGCCTTAGTCGCGGGTAAAATTGGAGACAGCTTCGTTGCACAGAAGCCACCAGGCACAGTCCTCTTTGCCGCTAGGGTGCTTGGTCTCAAGTTGATTTACCGATGCGTCACGCCGGAGGAGAAGGTCTATAAGAAGCGGAAGTTTCGCTACTGGCGTTGCGACGGCAAGACCATGGACGAACTCAACGCGATCATTTTGAAGCGGCAGAAGGGCGAGGAAGTTAAGTCCGATCCCGTTATCCCGCCCTCAGAAGAGGCACTTGAGAAACTCAAGGCTCGCAGGCACCCAAAGTAATTTGCTTGCACCGGGGAGCCCGGAGGGGTAGAGCCATAACCGGACGTTATGACTACTAACTCACTCAAGAAACTTGCTTCAGCACTCGCAGGCTTCGGCCTTGCTATCGTAGCCGCCGCGGCTCAAATCCCGGCCGGTCAATTCAACTCGCAAACCGCAATCTATTGGGACTGGCCAACGAACTTTTGGCAGACGGTCAAAGGCCAGATGCAAACCACAGTTACCAATCCGGTTGCATGGCCAGCGCTGACCAATCTGACTTACCGATTTTACGGCGCGACAACTTTGTCGGGAACAAACACCCAGTGGCAGCTTCTAGCTACTGTTGTTAATCCGCCCGCGCAAACGAATCTTGGCTACGTCTATTATTCGACGAACGTCCCGCTTTTGGGGGCTCAAACCTTCTACACGGGGACCTGCTCGAATAGCTCGCAAACAAGTTTTTTCTCCGGTCTGGCGGCTACAGCCCCGCCAGCTCCGTCCCAAAACAATCTCCAAATACCGGGAGGGCCATGAAGCTCAAACCGGGGACAGCCCCGCCGCTGCCAGGAAAGCTCTAGCGGCATGGGGTGAGGACCCTACCTTATGTTCCTTGCGCTGCGATCGCGGGCAGTGGAAAGCTCGGCGCTTATGAGTGACACGGAACATTTTGTAAAATCGAAAGAGTACCTGCTCGGGCTCCAAGCACGGTTGTCGAACACGCCCCGCCTGCTCATCGTCGAGGATTGCCAAGCCGACGCCCTCATGCTCCTTAAAGAGCTTGAGGGATTTGACGTCCATCCGGAAGTCACCTACGGGAAAGAAAGCGCAGTTGCAAAACTGCGCGAGAGCCGTTATGACCTAGCCTTCGTTGATATCAAAATGTATCCGGGCAACGGATTCGAGCTTGTTGGCGAGATGATCGGTCACGAAAGCGCGACTGAGTACATCATGGTCACTGGCTACCCGGATGCCGCAGTAAAATCGAATGCAGTCAGAGCCGGCGCAATCCTATGGCTTCCAAAACCCGTGACGAGGGATACGCTCGCCTTGCTCTTCAAAACCAAATGAGCGAGCCCGAGATAGACCCGCACGAAACCGCGAGAGCGCTTAAAAAACTCCAAGAGGACATGGACCTTGTGAAAAAAGCGCTCATGGGGGACCTGAGCGTCAGCAAGGACGCGCGCGGGCTCATCACCAATCACCTGATGATGATGGACGACCTCTACCGGAACGGGTCCGGGCTCAAGAATCGAGTCGAGCGGCTCGAGGAGTACAAGATCCGGGTCGCGGCATGGATCGCAGCGGGGACAATCATCGCCGGGGGCATCTGGGAACTCTTCCGGAACTTCATCACGATCAAAAAATAGCTTGCCGCCCTCCTGTCCCGAGGGGTAATAGTCCGCCCATGCAAGCTATAACCTCTGCCTGGAATTGGTTGTCTGGAAAAAAGACCTACCTCATCAGTCTGGCCGCTATCGTTTACGCTGGCGGCATTCAGCAAGGCTGGTGGGGCCATAACGTCCTGATTGACGGACTCCTCGCCGGCGGAGCTACAGCCAGCATCCGGCATGGTATCAGTACCAGCTCGGCGCCAGCACAAGATCAACCGGTCCAACCTCAAAAAGCAGCATGAAAAACTTCTATTCGTGGATACTAGCCTCGGCAATGTTCATTGCCGGAGGCGCCTCACTCCTGAGCGGGTGCGGCAAGAGCACCTTGGCGCCTGGGGGCGCCTACGCTCCCGACCCGACAACCAACGCGACGACCGGCGTAGTCACTCAGCCAGCCGCGGATCCGGCGTTCTTCAACGTCGACCTTGCCTACGACACGGCATGGTCTGCCATGAACGTGATTTTTACCTTTGAGCACGATAACCGGCTCACCCTTTGGGCTATCTCCCACAATATCAAGCATGAGCTTGATAAAATTCGCCCGCAGGCGGTCGCTGCGGACAAGGAGTACGTCACGGCCAGAGCGGCCTACATGGCAAACCCGACGCCTGCGGGCCTGACCGGCCTGACGGAGACGTTAGCAAAGATGCAGCAGTTAGTTTCCGCAGCCCGAGCGGTCACTGCATCGAACATCAATACCAACACCCCGACCAAGTAACCTATGCCTCCCTTAATTCCTTTAATCATCGCCGGCATCGAAGCAGCCCTTCAGGCCGCTCCGCAAATCGCGGACGTGGTTGACAAGGCAAAGGCTTTGATCAGCTCACTCTTTACGGCTGGTGTGATCACCGCCGAGCAGCAGAACACCCTTCACGCGCACATCGACCAGCATGCCGCAGACCTCGCGGCCGGGAACGTCCCGACCCCCTGGACGGTCGAGCCCGACCCGACGGACACGGCTTACGCTCCGCAGGCCGGATCGCCATTGGCAACGCCTCCGCCAACCGGATGGCCGACGCCCGCGGTACCTCCGCCTCCGCAGAGCCCTTCGTGACGCTACGTCGATTCCTCAACCGGTTTCCTCCGGCCCGCTGCCGCTTGTTCGCTCGCAGGGGCCGGAGACCTCTTTCCAACTGGGACATTTCCCTCGCTTCAGGTCTCTCGCGCTCTGCGGTCGCGAAGATATCGAAGCTGCGTAACTGGGATAACCTGAAGCTGAAGGTCATCGAAGCGTTTGCCTACGGGTGCGGCATAAACCTGATGGAGCCACACAAGCGCAGGGACGCCCGACTCGTCCGGGCCGGAAACCTGTCCTTTTTGAGAAAAGCCTCGCCAGCCCAAAGGCGAATGTATAAGAGGCTTTTGACTGATTTGAATAGCGGCCCTCGCGATTCACGCGGCTTGTTGGAATGACCCTAGCACAGGCCCGCAGGTAGACGGTCGGTTGACCCGAAAGGGCCGCTGTTCAAAGTTTGATACTCGAGGCCAGCGATTCCCGCTTCCCTTCGTTCACTGCCGGCGTCAGCTCAAGGTCCTCGGCGCACTCCATCAGCAGGGCGTAGGTCAGCGCGTCGAAAATGTGCTTGTTCTCATCGTGCGCGACGTAGTCGAGCGCTCCCGCTCCCTTCTTCAGCTCTTTGAACATGCGGATAGTGCTCCTGCAGTGCGCCGAGATATGGATCCGGCCAGTGTGCAGCAGGCTTTTCAAGAGCTGCACCCGGACCCGGACCGAGCCCGCAGGTTTGGGGCAACCGCGGAGGAAAATCCGCTTATTGCTCGCGGCGTGGACCTGAAGGTAAGGGAAGGTGTCACCCGTGGCGGAGTATTTCTCGATGCTCGAGCGGTCGGACCATGCGCGGTCGAGCTGGAACGTCTTGCCGGCCGTAGCCTCGAGCTGCGCGATCAGCTCCATGAATTCAAAGGTAAAATCCTCGTTGCTGACGTTCTCCCCGAGGACCTCCAGCTCGTCCAGCAGCGTGAAATGGATCGATTTCCCGACGAAAGTCCGGTCGATGATCACCGCCGCGTGATGGGTGTCTCCAAGGTCCCAACCGGTTATCAGCTCAAAGCTATTCGGATGCGGGTTTGCATAGGTCCAGTCCGCCTTGTCGGGCGCCTCGGTCGAGCCTACCAGGTGCTTGCTCGGATTGAATTTGCCCTTGAAGTGGATTGAGGCATCGCCCTCTCCGTAGACCCAGAGCCCATTGACGTAGCGGTTATAGAGACCCTCGTCGTAGGCGTAGGTCGTTTTCAGCTCTTCCAGCTCCCGCGGGTCGAGGTATGGGTTTTCCTCGGGCTTAATCTCGATGAGGCCGAGCCCGCGTTGAAAGTTCAAAAAGCCGGATTCCGGCATGTAAGGTTTGCCGCGCTCCTTGTTGCGCTCGAGGTAGGCCGAGTACTCGAGCACCCGCTCGATATACCAGACCTCATAAATCCAGGAGGCGTCTCCCTCTTCGCTCGGATTGGTGTCCGCAATCCACATTTGCTCTTCCATCGTGAGGTGCGGCATGCGGAGCGAGGGCAGGGCGACCGAGAGGATCCTGCGGTCCCGAAACTTCGACAGCTCCGAGAAATAGATCATCGAGAAGCGCTGCTCTTTGAGCTTGTCCTCAATGTCCGGGTCGTAATCGAGCGAGAAGAGCATCAGCTCGGATTCCCCGCCGTGCGCGTTGCTGATGCGGAAATAAGGAGTGCGGGTCTGGCCGTCCGTTTTAGGACCGGGGCGTCCCTCGGCGCTTTTGGTCGTATAGTTCAACCCGATTTTGGCTTTGATCCATTCGGGCAAAACTATCGTGTGCAGATCCGACCAGGTCCCGCCCTCCTTAGAATTCTTCAAAGTGCGCGAAAACATCGCTACGCGCGCGCCTCGGGTCTCCCAGAGGTGACGGACGATTTTATGCAAAACCGCCCATGTTTTGCCGCTCTTGCGCGGGCCGCAGACCAGCAGTGCACGGAAGAAAGCGTTGAATACCTCGAGCTGCCGACCGAAGAGATTCGGGTACCAGTCACCAGAGCTGTCTAATGGCATGCCTCAGTTAGGGCTTGATTGCTCTGGCGCTCAAGAGTAAAGAGGCGTCGAAAGTTCGATAAAACTATGAGCGCAAAAGCACCAATTCACCAGATCGAGCTGCCCGCCCATCACCCCGCAATCAACGACATGGACGAGGACGACACGATAATGGTTCACGCCAAGAAGGCGCCGGCGCCCAAGCCGATGACAATGCCTGGGGGCATGAAAACCGAGGAGCGCAACGACCCGAGGCCCATGCCGCTGACTCACACGTTCCACGTTACCCACATCGAACGCATGAAGAAGAAGGCCGGAGGCTTGGTGAAGCGCCCAGGCGGAGGCGATAAGGGCGGAGCGATGGAGTACATGAAGAGCCAGCAGACCAACGAGGCGTATAGCGGTCTGAGGAAGCCGACCAACGGCGGAGACAACCAGTAATGGTTGATATCAAGATACTGCGGGACCGGGGGATCACTCAGGATTTCCTCAAAGGCCAACTTGCCGGCAATCCCCTGACTTGGAACGCGACCGACGGACGGGTCGCACTCTGGCAGCGCATTCGCTCGCGCATTCAGGAGGGGATGAACCGCAACTTCATCGACTATCGCCTGTACCACGCGCTGGACGTGGCATGGGAGACCCCTTTCCGGCAGATCAGTCCGACCTTGCTCGGCTACTTCATTGAGCGCGGAGACACGCTCGACGACGACCAGGTGCAGAAAATGGTGACTGAGCTGGGGCTGACGCACCTCATCGATCAGGAGCTGGACTCGCGCACGGGCAAGCCGACCGGCAAAAAGACCTTCAACCTGCCGATGTTCTTCAACATTTTCGTGCCTCTGGTCCGGGCCTACGTGACTATCCGATGGGCGAAGATAATGAACGATCGGCGCCTCATCCCGTTTTTCAAGTTTGACCCCGTCAAAGCGACTGCGGTCAACCGGCTCAAGTGCGGAGCCATCACGGACCGGATTCAGGAGATGAGCAACCAGTACGGTTACTACGACGTGATGAAGCAGGCCGTCCTGAAGATGCTGCACTACGGCTGGTGTTTTCAGTTCCCCAAGGAGTCATGGCACCATGAGAAGCAATGGAAGCATGCCGACAAAAAGGACGTCGCTATAGGCCGCGCCAAGAAGGAGGGGGAGCTAATCGAGGTCGTCGTCAAGGAGGGGCTGCGCTACCATCATCCGCATCCGACGCGCTTCTACCGGGACTTGAACCATGGGGCCTACACGTACAACTACGATACGGGCTGCGAGTTTGGCGGCTACTGGTCGATCCGGCGCTACCGGGATATCGTCAATTCCCAATTCTGGAACAAAGAGCAAATCAGCGTCGGGCCTAACTCCCTCGTTGTCGATCACCGGACGTTTTTCGCGACCGTCTACTCCGCTTGCACGTTGCTTATGCCCGTGCTCCCGAAGAAGACCAACGACGGCAATACGCTACTGGCTCAAACCGGCGCCGGGATTGGCGACATGGATCGGGAGAAGCAACTGGCCTACCTCTATTACGGGACCGATCACCTCGACCAGGGTGTTTTGACGACGGAACATTTCGAGAAGCTCATCCCCGCGCAAAACGGACTGGGCGACTACGATTATCCGGTCTGGTTCAGATTCGTGATTGCCGGCGACGTCTCGACGTTCCTCTATGCCGAGCCCTTGCCCTACTGTCCGATCCTTTACCTCGGCTACGACGCCGACGAGTCGCGCACCAATAACGCGAGCCTTTCGCTCGAGATTCTGCCCTTCCAGGACCAATTCTCGAACATACTCACGCAGATCGTGATGACCGCGAAGCAGAACCTCTCGAACATTACTTTCGTCGACGAGGACCAGATCACTACCGAGGGCAAGAGCGTTATCAAAAACCTCGGTGAAAAGATTTTCCGCAGTTTGAATTTCGTGCCCTTCAGCGGCAAGCAGGCCGTCCGGGCGCAGAACAAAATCCAGGAGGCAGTGATCAATCACACACTGCCTAAGGGTAATGTGGCGGAGCTGATCAATGTGATGCGAACCATCCTCGACGTGCTCGAGCGGGTGCTGGTGATGAGCAGCCATGAGGTCGCACAAGCAGCCAGCCATGAGCAAACCCGCGAGGAGGTGCGTAACATTGCCGCCTCGACGTCAACGCGGCTGCTCTTCACCAGCACACCGGTAGACATTTACCGGGACGCATGGAAGCGCCAGCTCTATAACGGGCTGATGGCTTTCGGGGATGAGGACATGTACGTCCACGTTGCGACCGATATCCCGCTTTCCGCCGACGTGCTGAAGGCCATGGGATTCACTTTTGCCGAGGACGGAGACTCGGCTTTCCATCCGCAGGACCGTCATCGCAGGGTCAAGGTCAAAAAGCAGAACACGGCGATCGAGCTATGGGAGATTGCGGCGACCCGCGACGGAGACGACCGCATGAACGACGCCGCGACGGCTCAGGTCATGGCGCAGCTTGTGCAAACCCTCATGGCAAATCCGATGACCGCCCAGGCTATCGGCTCGCAGCAGGCGATTCAGTTGGCCAACAAGATCGGCCAGCTCGCAGGTCTCGACCGTGACTTCCAGTTGCAGGACGTCACGCCGGCCGGCGCCTCACCCGAGCAGCAGCAGGCGGCCGCACAGGGGCAGCTCCAGCAGGTCACGCAGGCTGTCCTTAACCAGTTGAAGCCAGTCATCCAGCAAACCGAGAAGAACGCGCAGGATATTCAGACCCTCGCTGAGGCGCTGAAGAACCCGCCAAATCCAGCAGCCGATGAGTTCACCAACAATACACCTCCAGCACCTGCCATGGCCGGAGGCCCAAGTTAAGCAAGTCCGCGAATGGCTAACGCAACCGGCTTTCGAGATTTTCGTCAGTTTCCTCGCAAACCAGGCTGCTACACTTACCGCCGAGGCTGGCAACGCGCTAGTCGACGGCAGCGAACCAAGCAAGATCGAAGCGGAACAGAAAGCCGCCGAGGCCCGGAGGTATCAAGCGGCCTGGGAGATAATGATCCAGTTTGTTGACCGGACCTACACTCCGCCCAACTCCAAGATCCTTCCGCGACCGATAACAACCAAACCTGAATAGGAGCACACATGGAAGTCACGTTTACTCAAACACCGAAGCCAGCCAAAGAGCCTCAAAAGGATATCAAGCCTCCTGCCGCAGAAGGCGGGTCCGTAACGACGGGCGGTCAGCCAGCCGCAGCGCCAGATACCCAGGTGCAGATCCCGACTCCCGACGAGCTGCTCAAAGACGTTACTGATTCATGGTCCTCGATGGGATGGGGCGAACGTCCGAAGAATTTGCCATTGCCGACAGCTACAGCTCCTGTAGCTCCCGCAGCTCCCCCAACTCCTCCCGCTGCCGCTGCTCCCGAGCCCGAGCCAGAACCTGAGCCCGAGCCCGAGCCGACTTTGAGCCCGGAGGAGCTGGTCAGCAGGACCGCCCAGGCGACAGCACAAGCGGTCGCGAAAGCCCTGAAGCCCGAGACGCCGGTCCCGCCAGTGCAGCCGGCGCCCCAAGCTCCGCAGATGAACGAGGACGACCAGCGCGACTACAAGCTGATCCAGTACCTCGAGGCGACCAATCCCAAGAAATATGCCGGCATGTCTGGCAAGTTTGCCGATTACGTCCAGAAGCACTACGCCTACATGGCCGACTGGGCGGGAAAGCACCCGGACGACGAGTATAACCCCGACGCCGAGGAGCATCAGCAGTTCTACGCTGACAATCAGCCGGATATCGACGTTGACGACCTCGAACAGGCCCGGATCGACATGGCCGCTGAGGCAAAGGTGCAGGCTCGGCTAAAACCGATAGAAGAGGAGCGGGACAAGGCTCGACGCGATCAGGCGCTTCAGCAGGCGGGCGGAGCCATAGTCCAGCAAATCGACAAAAAGATCGTGAGCTTCGTCGGCATGGTCGACCCAGACCTCGCCAAGCTGGTCACGGACGCCAAAGGCAACCCGACCCTCACCGAGGAGAACGTCAATAAAATCGACGAGGCGCACCCCATCGCGCGCGAGGTGATGGACGACGTCGTAAAGAACGAGCTGGAGCCCCTCCTGTTCGAGCTGGAAAAGACGACCGTCCCTGAGCTGGGGTACAAGCTCAACCCGAAGAGCAATCCCGCACATGCCGCGATCGCGACCTTCCTCTCAAAGCGCGAGGCGGACATGGCCAAGGCGCCGGCCAGTGCAAAAATCGACGCCCAGGGTCGGAGGTGGATGAGTCTGGATGAGTATTCCGACAACCTGAGCCAGATCCAGCGCGACGGCTCGCTGAGTCCTCAGCAGAAGCAGGCGCAAATGGCCGCGCTCGACCGCACGGTCTGGACGATCACCGCCGACATGCTCGAGGATCTGATTTGCGACTTTTACGCCAAGAAAGCGAAGGCGACGATCGATAAACGGGTCAAAGTCGGTCAAAAATACTTCAAAGTGGCAGAGCCTGCTGGCGGAAAGGCCGCAGCTCCGCCCCCTCCTCAACCAACACCAATCCCCGCGCCCGCTGGCGGAAAGCCCGCTTCGCCGGCCTTAGGCGGTCAGGCTGATACCGGAACCAGTGTCCGCCCAGGCGGCGGAGGCGATAATTCTTACGGCAAGGACGCTGTGAACGTGGCTTTTGGTAGATGATTGCTTCCGCGCAACGGGCGACCAGCTAGGACCGCCCCGAGCCGGAAAGCAATGAGACAAAAAAACTGTTGGTATGGCCTGCTGTTCGTAGCGGCCTTCCTCCTCAGCCCGATATGGGCTCTCAGCGCCCTCTGTGCTCTGCCATTCTTGGCGGTAACGAGCACGTCGCGGCGTTTCCAGGAAACTCCCTGTACGGTCGTCGTATCGAATAACTTCGATACCCATGGGACGATCACGCGGGCGAGCGTAGCACACCTAACTCCAACGGACCTTGAAAACCTGTTCCGCCCAAACGGCCTGTTTGCGGACATGGACAGTTGGTTTCGCACAGCGTTCGAGATGAAGGCTTGCGGGATCAAGGTCAACGGAATGTATGACTGGGTCATGTCCAGTCAGCGCAACGTAGGGAGCCTGCTCTCCTACGAGAAGGTCGACCGCGGGCCTTCGCTGCTTAAACCTTTCATTCTGGGTCGGCAAGACTCGGTAGTGAACAAGGAGTTTTGGGCAGTCGCGTCCGGTCAGGCGCAGAGCGCCTACACCGCCGGAGTTACTGGTCCCCTCACCTCCGGGCAGCTCGCGCTCGGCGTTGCTGGCGACCGCGTTATCCGGGTCGTTTCCCGCTACGGCATCGACCTTGACCCCAAGTGGTTCGTGGACCGCGACCGTGTGCATATCTTCGGGCGCATTGGCGGGCAAACCGTCATTGGCCAATGGAAGGTACTCGCCTCCGCAGTAGCTGCCGACTTCAGCTACGTCGACGTTCTGATCACCTCGGAGAATGCCGGCTCGGCAACTCCGTATGACCCGACCCCGACGTCTGGCGTCCTCCTCGCCGGCGGCAACAACGTCAACGACTACGAAAGCTGGTGTCAGAACCGGCCTACGTTGGACCCGAGAAAGCGCGTTCCGTTCTGGTTTCAGACGATGCGCCGAGGTCGTCGCGTAGACTCGGAATATAAGAAGGTTTTCGAGCGGCTGATGGAGTCAAACGAGTACTTCCGTCAGTTCGGTGACTTGGACCTTGCCGAGCGCAACCGGCAGGACGAGGAAATGTGGCAGCGGAATTGGCTTAACAGCTTCTTCTACGGTAAGAAGATTTCCGCCAACCAGACCCTCTCCAACTGGCAGAGCCTCGAGCAGATCCTCACGGTCTCTGGTGGCAGCGTAGACCCAGGGACGGGCGGCAAAATCATTGCCTACCGGGCCAACATGGTCGGAGTGTTTGAGCAGATGCTGGCTTGCGATCGCGTCCGCGACCTGCAAAACCAGAGCCTCAACCTCTACGAGCTGCTGAAGGAGATTTACAACATCATGCGCGCCCGCAAGTCGCAGGGCAAAGTCGTCGACACCATCGACATTTTTACGGACAACCAGACCGCGGCCGATTTCGAGTCCGCGATGATCAGCTACTACCGCAAGGAGTATGGTGACATTGTCCGTATCGTGATCGAGGAAGGGTCAAACGAGCTTGGCTTCTACTGGAGGAAGTACAAGGTCAAATTCCCGGCCGGTCTGACGATCGCCATTGTGACGCATGAGTTTTTCGACGATATCCTCAACGCCTTCACGACTGAGAATATCGACTCGGCTGGTCGAATGATGCTCATTCTGGATATCGGCAAACCCGGACCCAAGGGAGGCACGATCTACCCCGGTATGATCGCGACCAACCGGAAGGTGCGGACCCTCGGTGAGATTGAGCAGCTCGCTCGAATCGACCCGACGTTTGCCTGCACGATGGAAAACATCACGGAGGAAATAACGCTCATCAGCGAGACCTGCACGGCAATCGTAGAGTGCCCTGCTAACTCGGTCTGGATCATGGGCGTAGCCGCAGGTCCTCCGACGACCGTGGGCTACACGGCGAACCCGTCATATTCCAACCTGTACTGAGGCTGCTTAACAGGTTTGGAATGCTGGATCGCGGGGCTGGTCTTGATCTTGGACCGGCCCCGCTCTATTTTTGCCTCCGTAGGTTTAGGTTTTGGGTTTGGCCCATTCGCTGAAAGGGCCGCTTGCTTTTAGAGTGAGTACGCGAAAAAACGGCCCTCGGTCCTTTGCCGGCGTTTCGGACCGAGGGCTTTTTATTCTTCCATTTCCCGGCCGTCGGTTGTAAACAGGCGCCCATGGCAGCTAAGTACTTCAAAAAATTCATGCCGAGCACACCCGCCTTTATCGTGCTCGACAAACCGGAGGCGATCACCTTTGACACCCTAGATCATGTCCTGGGCTGGTACGCCACAACTGACGAGCGCGTTCAAAACGAATTCCTGAGACTCATCCGCGAGCAGCGCGGCGGCATTACCGAGGTGAGCCAGCAGGAGTACGAGTCTGAATACTCTCAAAAAAAAATGACGGGGGAGCAGGCCCCGATAAGTCCTTGGAGGGAGGAGTTATCAAGATCGGCGGGCCTAGGCTTAGTCAACCGCGAGGTCGTCGGGCGTCTTGGTGGGGGAAACCAGGGTGTAGCACCTGTTAAAGGCAAGAGCGATATCCGCCGAGGCATGATCACCATGGAAGAGTCCGCGCCCGCGCCAGAGCCGACCAACCACGCCAAAGCCCCCGAGCAACCGGAGTTCAAGGCTACACTGGGCCAAAGAAAGCAACCGACCAATGCCAAGGGAAAAGACAAAAACAGTCCTTCAGCTAAAGACTGATATTCGCAATACGATCTGGGCCAGTGGCGAGTACGAGAACTTGGTCACGGCTCACGACACCCACTTCCAGGAGGCTTTTGCCGAGATTGCCAAGTGGGTCACTTGCGAGCGGGACGACAACGTCAACACCTACCGTTTTGAAAAGACGTTCTATAAAAACGGCATGACGGTAATCCCCGCGCCTCGGGGCATCGTCCAGCGGGTTTTCACGGTTGCTAACGAGAACTTCACCGATCCGGTCTTTGTGCGGCAGCGCCAATGGCCCGAGCCCGAGTCCTGGGCCCTGAATCTTTACCTTTCCCCGGCGCCGGATTTCACCAAGGCGGGCAAGCTGCCGCTCGGCTTCGGGTATCCAACCTCGGATAACGACAGTCTCTACGGTCGCGCACGGACGGCGATCTGGGCGGTTTACCAGGGAAACATCTATATCGCCCCATGGATCCAGTCTAACGAACTGGTTGTCGTCGAGTGGAAGGGGATCAAAACCCAGTGGGAGGACAACGACCTGATCAACTCCGAGATAATGTACCGGAGCGCGGTCAAGCTCTTCATGCAGTACGCGCATGAGCGGGATTACGGGTCGATGGCCGACGCAATGGCCTTCCACAACAACACGCACTCGGGGCTCTTCGATGAGGCGCTGGCGACCCTGATCCATGAATGCCGCGAGCGGCTGCGGACCCATGACGAATTCCCGCAGACCAACGAGCGGAACAGGATTTGCGCGGAGATTGCCGACGACGCCTTCATTCCGGGCGTCACGGACTTGGTGCTCGCGCACACGGGCAACCCGTCTTTCCTCGGGGAGGACCTGGACGACGTCGGGCGCCTCATCCGCAACTGGGGACCAATGGCCATCCTCGGCACAGGCTGGATCAACGACGTCCAGACCGATTACGACGCTACCGCGGGCGACCAGTTTCACGATTACCTCGACCCTTACTCCGGAAACAAGGGGGACGGGGCGGACAACGGCAATTTGCTCTGGGCCGGCCCGAGTCAATTCGATTGGGACTTCGACAGCCTTGTTACCTTCAGAGGATTTTTCCCGCTGGCCAACAACGAGCGCTATTACTTCGTCACGGTCGGGGACACTCAGATTTTCTTTGTCGACTCGAGCACCAGCGAGCCTGACGGAAACACGGCGGGCAGCACCCAGGGGCTTTGGCTTCAGGCCGCGCTCGCGGCGTCAACGGCGCGATGGAAGATCGTCATCATGTGGCACGACGCCTGGGGCTCGCTCTACAACGACGCAAACCTGCAATGGCCCTTTAAGACTTGGGGCGCCGACTTGGTCATCAGCTCCCAGGCGCTCAACTATGAGCGGCTCGACATTTCCGGACTGCCGGTAATCAATAACGGGCTCGGCGGTCTGGGTCCATTCCAGCCTCTCGGCATCTATGCCAGCGTCGACACGCGGAGCAGCTACGCGGCGAAAGCCGGCGCCCTGAAGATAACGGCCAAGGATGCCAGCCTTGTTTCGGAGTTTTGGACTAAAGACGGGGAATTGATCGACACCCTTGAACTTACCAAACCTTAACGACGACGGCGGCCAACTGACCTCGCCCAATGTGGACGAGACGCCCAATACCGCGTTTCAGGTCAACCTGATCGAGTACCGGGCGCCCATAGGAGGCGGCAGCGTCGTCGCGCCTCCGGACATTGTCACCGCCTCGGGCTTCTCGGACATGGCATCGGTCAACGCGAGTTTCCTGTTTGGCAGTCTGGCCAACGCGCCTTACCCGATTGACTATCCGCTGATTGACTCGGCCTTTTTGTCTGGCGCACTGCTCAACATCGTCATCAGCGCTCCGGACCAGTCCGACGACGGCAACGAGGACGTCGCATTCCAGAGCGGCGAGCTGCTCACGATCATTCTAACGGATAGCGAATCTGCGGACGGGTCCCTCGACTCGGCCTTCAATGCCGGCGCCCTGACGGACGTCATCTTGAGCACGTCCCAGAGTGACGGCGGGAGCCTTGATAGTGCCTTCCATTCGGGGGCGGCCGTCGTTACGGTTTTCGTGGAGGACCATTCCGCCGCTGATAGTCTCGACGTCGGGTTTCTGTCAGGCGCACTTGTTTGAACCTATGAAAAAGAATCTCTTGATTAACGGTGTCAGCGCAAAGCTCCAAGGCTTCTACAAAGTGGCCATCGTCGGCCCGGACGATAAGATCGTGTGGGAGATGCCGGAGTTTAAGAAGAACCTGATCCTCAACGCCGGTATGGATCTGGTCGCGACCAACTCCTTTGCCAACTGTTTCGCCTACGCATGCGCCGGCACGGGCACCCGTCCGACCTCGATCGCTTCGCTGGCGACCAACGCGAGCCAAGCGGCAAACACCGTAACCTCGTCCGGAGGGCTAATCGACTTCACGACGGACGCAGCGGTCGGAGACGTGATCAAATTCTCCACGCTCGAGGAGGCGACCATCACCTCGATAACCGACGCTCATCACGTCCAGGCGAGCCCGTCACAGAGCGTAGCCTCGACGTCATTCACAATCTGGAAAACGGCGCAGGTCGGTCTGCAAACCGAGGTGAAGCGCTCGAACACTTACCTTGCCGGCTCCGGCAACTGCGGTACGACTATCGTCGGCAACGTGGTTGAGCTGAAGCGCACGACCGATTTCTCGACCGAGGCCGGTCCGGTCAACTACACCGAGATTGGCTTTTCCCCGAGTTCGACGCCCAACACCAATGTCTTTAGCCGGATCCTGCTCGGGAGCCCCGTGGCGCTCACCTCTGGCCAGAGGCTCCGGGTCGTTTATCAGCTCAACGTGACTTGCACCCCGGACACCGCACGGTCAAAGACGGCTGTAATATCCGGCTGGCCGGTCTCTCCGAGTGTGAACACGGACGGCAACGAGCAGCTCCAGAACCTCCTGATTGGAGGAGTGGACACTTCTGGCGCCGGATTCTCAAACGCCCTTGACCCATCGAACAATGCCGCGCAGATATGGGTCTCCCCCGACTCCTCGGCGCTTGGGACCTTGGGCGGAAGCATTCCGGACCGCTCGACCAACGCCTCACGCGAGACGGTAACTCTCGCCTCCTACAGCAACGGGACCTATCTGCGGGACAAGACCGGTACTTTCGACGTCGGTGAGGCCAACCGGAACGACCTCCGCTCAATGGGTATTGGGATTTTCATTCCGGGCGGTTTCGGCCCGGACACGCTGCCAACCATGCCAAGCGCTCAGGGGCTCACGTTCCTGTTTGCCCAAGCACAAACCAAGGCCAACACGCAAACCCTCAGTCTCACCTTCCGGTTTACGTGGGGGCGAACACTTGCCTAACCTATGCCAGCACCAGTAGTCCCCGACGACTTTAAGGCTTGTATCAGCGACCCCAGCTCCGGGCTCTGCTCCAACTTCGTCAGCTCGCTCCTGAAGCTCCCGGTCCTGATCTGGAAGCTCGTCAATTATTTGTTCGACTCGAGCGGCAACCCGAGCAAGGCGCTCGTCAACCAGTCGCTGCCGACCGGTTCACTAATCTTCTCCGCAGTCACGTTGCCCGAGGACGGCACACGCCTCCTAGCCGACGGGCGCGACATGCCGACTGTTACCTACCCGGACCTTTCCGCCGCGCTCGGCGGGACCTCCGGCATCTACGGGACCTCGACCGCCGGCAACTTCAGGCTACCGAATTACCAGGCCAAATTCCCGGTAGGCATCGGCTCTTTTGCCGCAGCCGGTACGGTCGCGGTCGGAGTGGCCGGAGGCGAGGACCAGCACAAGCTCGCTCCGCTCGAGCAGGGCTCGTATATCGTCACGACCCATCAGGATGACGGAGACGCCCAGACCGGAGGCCAGGAGTCGATCTGGACGCTTGAAATTAACGGGGAGGTATTCGGCGGCATTAGCTCCTCGCCCTTCCTGCAGCACGGTCCGGTCACGATTCGCGCCAACGACGACGCCAACAAGCACGATATCATTCCGCCTTACCTCGGCGTCTACATTTACATCGTCACCTGACAAACTCAATCTGATGCCTCCTCCTGCTATCAGGCCCATTAGCCCGCTGACCGGAGTGCTCGACCTCCGGTCCGTCCCCGATTTGCTTGCCTCAAACGGGCTGCGGATGCGCCAGAACTTTCAAACCGTCGGCTCCGGAACGCTCCGCCGCGGCTCTGGTTTCAAAAAGCTCCTCAGCGTGGCGAATTACAACAACTCCGATTTCCACGACCAGCTCCTAGCCCTCTCGAGCGCAGGCGGCCGTCAACCGGTCACGCTGCTCTATCAGGCGATCACTACGACCCAGGTGCGCTCGCTGTTCGTCGCGACTCAGCAGACGGTCGCGCAGTTGGACGCGCATTCCGGAGGTTATCGTGTCCTCGGGACCGGCTTCGGCGGGACCTTCTCGACCGACGCCCTCGCGCCCCGTTTCCACGCCGCTCAGGTCGGAGACTTTGTCGCGTTCACCAATGACCATGACAAGCCCCAGTACCTGAGGCTCGACCAGGCAGCGGACCCGATCAGCGGCAAGTACATGCTCACCTTCGACGACCTCGACACAATCGAGCTGTCCCGCGCCAAGGTGATATGGGCTTGGAAAAACGTCCTTTTCTTGGCCAACGTAACGATGGGCCAGGAGCGGGCGCCTTACCGGATCGTCTGGTCGGACTACAACAACCCGACGCAGTTCGACCCCGCGAACCTGCAATCGATCACGGGCTTTAAGGACCTGTTCACCTACGAGGAGATTCTTGCCGGCAAACCGGTCGGCAATTCGTTTTTCATCTATACGACGCACGGGATCTGGGAAATGATTGCCGTTGGCGGGGACCAGTCCTTTGACTTCCGCAGGGTCTATAATGGTGAAGAGGATGAGCGGAAGGCGTGTCTGGCCTACGCCAACACGCTTACCAATATCCATGACCTCCATAGCTACGTCGGACGCGAGGGCATTTACTTCTTTGGTCAGTATTTCACTGCACCAGATCGACCTGAGTGGCTCCATCGTGCGAGTTTCGACTTTTTCGCGAACATCGACCCGGACGCTTGCGATGCCCATGTCTCGGGCGTCGATGCTGACGAGGTGCTGTACTCTATCGCTCGGAAAGGCGCTTCAAACCACTGCCCCGACTACACGCTCCGGATTAACCGGAAGTATGAAGTAGCGGACATTGTCGATCACGGCTTCACGACCATTGCCCAGTTTGCACCGCAGGACGTCCCGACGATCAGGGACTTCATTGTCGAGAACGAGATTTGCACGATTTCCGGGCTCGCCGGCCAAGGCTATCCCTACGGCAACCAGCAGCTCCCCCGCGTCCTGCCGGCAGGAAGCGCCCCCTTTACGCCAGACGCCATCTACACGACGATCCCGCTCGCGGTCGCTGGCGCCGGCAAAAACGTCGAGGACTACACTCAGCCGCACTCGAGCATTCATAGCCTTTGCGCTCTCCTGGGAGGTTTGCGGATAGACGAGATTTGCCGCACATGCAAACCCGAGCCCATCCTGATCGCGGCTTCGTCGGTCGACTGGTGCATCAAACAGCTTGGCGGAGTGTTCTACCGGGAAATGTGCCAGAACCCGACGGCGGTCGGGATTACTGACTCCAACGGATATAGCGCGGCCTTTGGGAGCTACACGCTCGACCCGATTACCTCGATACTCCGATTTGCTCCGGCCTTCGCCTCGGACTCGCTGGTGAAGCTGACGCAGCTCGAGATAAAATTCGAGCCCCAGGAGCAGAACCCGCCATTGCAGGTCGTCCTCCGGGTCGGGATATCGGCCCAACCTGCGGACCCGAATACCGGCGTTGGCATCGTGTTCCACCAGCACAGCGGGCAGGACATTGCCTACCACACCGCGCGCAACCAGGCGCAGCACCTCGCGGCCAATACGCAACCGGTCGAGCGGGCGCACTGGCACCTGTACCGAGTCGGGCGCTTCCTCTACATTGAGCTGACGATTGCCGGCGTCGGCGGAGACGCGATATTCTCGTCGCTCGAGGCGGAGTTAGGCTCAGGCGGGCGGACCAAAAACTTCTAATGGCCAAGAACCCCAATTTTGAGGCACTGGTCGCGGCGGCTCCGGCCAGCTTCGCGGCGGACTTCAAGCTCCGTCCGATGCCGAAGATATCGGACTCCCTCAAGCAGGGGGTGCAATTCGCCCAGGCGCTGGCAGCGCACGATCAGGCCATGGCGCTCTGGACGCAGGACGCCGAGCGGTCGATTAACGAGCGGATCACCCAAGCCACAAACCAGCCCCTCGGCAAGACCGCAGCCGCAGCGTCTGGCAGCGGATCCTCGAGCGGAAGCGGAACCAGCGGGACGCCGAGCGTAACGGGCGTTACGTCGGTCAACGGCAAGACGGGAGCAGTCTCCCTCGAGACCGATGACATTCCGGAGGGGCCGACCGATAAATACCTGACTCAGGCCGGATGGCTCACTCTTTTCGATCACAACGGATTCGTGCGTAACAACGTGCCCCCGGCCGATACTGTCTTTGTCCCGTCCGGAAGGGTGCTTGTGATGGCGGGTCCGTTCAACATAATGGGGACCTTGAACGTGACGGGTTTAATCGTTTTCCTTCCAGTGCCATGACCAGCGTAAACGGCGACAATGTTAATATCCCGGGTACCGCGACGATCGCGACGGCGGTCGTAACCGCAGCCCTCAACGCCTCCGCCGCTGGCATCGTCTTTCCTTTCAAGCAGGTCGGAGCCAATTACCCCGCGACCTTGGCCGACCTCTTTATCGAGCTGACTGCGGCGACCTTCACGGTCACGCTTCCGGACGCGGCGACCTGCGCCGGCCAAATGTTTTTCGTCATCCTGACCGCAGGCTCAGGTACCGCGACAGTCGCAACCGTGGCGGGGAACATCGGTCCCAACCCTACCTACACTCTCAACACAGGCGGCAATAAATTCGTTTGGGTCCTGAGCAATGGGACCAATTACCTCATCATCGGATCAGATTAAACTGGCCCGCCCGGACGACGTCATTCAGATCGGCCAGATGCTTCGGAGGTTTTACCAGGAGCACGGCGAGGTCTACGCAATCAAATACGACCATGCCTCCTGCCTTTCGACGGTCCTCAAAACCATAGTCGACGGGGTCTGTCTCCTCGGGCGGGCGAGCTGCGCGGGCGCCCTGCTCTTACCCTTCCCGTTCAATCGCGAGGCGCTGGTGGCTCAAGTAGTGTTTTGGTACATCGAAAACAGGCGGGAAATTGCGATCTTCGACATGCTATTGAAAGAATGCCAGAAGCGAGGCGCCACACACGTCAACGTCGCGACCGTGGCTCCGCGGCATGTCGGGAAGCGGTTTTACGCCGTCCGAGGGCTCAAGCTGGCTGAGGCGCAGTATCTCGGCCCGATAGTTTTCCCTTGCAACGGGGAGTCAAAGTCGTAAAAGAAGGCCATGAGCAAACGGCGAACCCGTACCACCAAAAGAACCAAAACGGTCCGCAAGTCACGTAAAACCACTAAAAGACGCCGACGCTAATGGGAGCCATTGGTGGAATAGCCAGAGCGGTCAGCGGTCCGGGTAAGTACTCGACCGTCAGCAACGTCAAGAACCAGCAGCTTGCCGGCGCAATCAATGCCGGCATCAGCGACCTTGGGACCTACCGCGGCGATATCAATAGCGCTCTCGGTCAGTTCACTTCTGGCTGGAACGCGGCAACCCCTCAGACCCAGACGGCCACTAATCAGGAAGTCGGCGCGATTGGGCAGTTTTACAACGGGGCAATGTCCAACCAGCTCGCGCAGCTCCGCCAGCAGCGGCAGACTGCGACGAATGCAGCGGCGGACGTGGCGGTCCAGCAGGCGCTCCGGGCTCAGAACCAATCCCGGTTGACCGGCTCCGGAGGTTTGAGCAGCTACAACACTCGGCAGGGGATGGCAGCGACGACTCCGATCCGGGTGCAGGCTGCGCTCGACAACGCCAATCAGGCTCGAGCGGACCTCGGCTACGTGACTGGCAATCAAATCGGACTGGCCGGCGCACGGCAGGGGCTCATCAATCAGCAGGCGCAAAGGGCTCTGGTCCCAGCTCAACAAGAGGGCGCACTGAGAGGCCAGTATAACCAGCTCCTCGGCGGACTGGTGAACGCCGACCAGGCGAACACATTTTACGGCTTGCAGAAATCTCCCAACCAGTTTGCCGACATAGCGGACTCACTGGATCAGGGGATTCTCAACGCCGCTTCGATCTACTCAAGCATTGGCACTCCGGGGATGGGCGGTCACGCGCGCGGCGGGCTTATCCGCGGCCCGGGAACGTGGACGTCGGACTCAATTCCGGCTCGACTCTCTACGGGCGAATTCGTTGTGCCCGCTGACGTCGTCCATATCCCCGGAGTGCTACCCTTGCTCGAGAAACTCCGTCACCTTCACCGAATGCACCATGTGGGCAAGCATCAGGACGCCCTGAAGGCCCGCATGAAGGCCGCGAAAGTCGCGAAAGCTGATGGCGGTATGGTGCGCGGCTACTCTGGCGGCGGGTATGCCGACGGAGGTCTCGCTGGATCCGCTCAGGGTTTGCAGGCCCGCGTCGACGCCGACCTCGCGACCAACTGGGCAGGACCGGCCATGGTCCCAGTAGCCGACCAAGGCGGAGGCGGGGGCGGATGGGGCGGTCAACGCCGGTCGGGCGGTTACGGGGCGCCTCCGATGCCCGGAGACGTGAGCAGCCCGAGCGCTTACTTCCATCCGAGCAACTTCAACGACATTTCCCCGGAATGGCGCGATTACGCTTTGCAGACGGCCAACAAGTACAACAACCCGAATAGCCCGCATTACATTCCTCCGGGCACCTACGAGTAATGCCTTACATCGTTGGCGACAGCTACGGCGGAGTTCAAGCCTCTCAGGACAGGGCTGACGCCCTTCGTCACGCGGCCTTTGCAAACAGCATGGCCAATATCCTCGGGTCCCTGCGCGAGCGGAACGAGATGAGCTATCGAAACCGCGCTTTGCAGGCCGAGCAGGATTACCGAGCCAAGGCGCTCGAGCTGCAACGCGACGAGGCCACTTGGCGCAATCAGGTCGCGCAGGAGCACAACAGGATTTTGCAGCAGGGCACGACCCAATACGGCAAGTTCATCGACTGGCAAATGAATCAGCCGACCGCGCAGCAGGAGCGCGAGAATCAATTCAACTCACTTTTGGCGGGACGGCAGGCCGAGGCGGGGCTCTTCAACGATGCCGGCGAGGTAAAGTCCGCTTTCCCTCACCTGTCCGACGCAGAGGCCGGAGTGCTTGCCGACCAATCGCAGCGGGCTCGAGCCTCAGTCACCTACGAGTATAATACCGCCCAGGATGCAGCCGGCGCCTATAACCGAAAGGCCGAGCTGGAGGGCTTAATCAAGACCGCGAAGGAAGAGCCGCGGCCAGACGTCCCGTGGTATCGCAGCACGGCGGACGCCCGGAAGCTGAAGATCGACCCGTTGCAGAAGGAGCTGGACACGGTCAACAATCGGGTCAACACGATATCGAAGGACAAACGGCTTTCCGCGATGGTCAACTACGACCCGAAAACCGGTAAGTATGTGCCCGCGGTACCTGCCCCCAATTTCCCGACCAGCGGGTCCTTCCGCGGATCGGGTGCAGCTCCGACGCCCGAGGATGAGGCCGGAGGCGTGATGGGTCCGAGCGAGTTGAATCTCCCGCCAGTTACGAATCTCGCGCCGACCTCGGAGGCAAATGCGGGAGGCGTAGGCCCAAGCACACGGACCGCCTCGTTGCAGATCGAGCCCGATCAGGAGAGCCAGAAACCGCCCCCAGGCTCGACGCCGACACGTTTCGGCACCGACCGCTACGGCCAACAGGTGATGAGTACGGCCGCTCCGACGGAGACCGGCTCGACCGGACCGGCGCCGAGCTACAACCGGCAGGGAGAGATTGAGGGGAGCCAGATGCCGCTGCCA